GTTACCCCTGACATGAAGTGGATCGATATCGAAATAAAAGATCTTAAAGTTAAGATCAATGATCAAAGCGTAAAAGACGCTGAGACGCTGTTTAAAAAAACTGGTTAATTACTAGTTTTTATATTAGTTTTCAGAAATCATTAATTTGGTAAGGGGTTTTATGCCCGCATTTTTAAGGGCACATTCTGCACAGAAATATTCTTTATTTTCTATAACTACTGCTTTACATTTACAGATCTTACATTCTCTGTAAATAGATGAGGAACTTTCTCTGTGTATTTTTTCATTTTTCCCTGCCATAGTTTCTCCATTAGTTGTGTCATGTCTGGATGAAGTTCCCAGCACAAAACATTTAATCTTGAAAAGAAATTTACTTCTTGATCTGATTTAGCAACATAAAAGAAACTAGCATCACCAAACTTTTTAATAGCTTTGAAACGATGATTACCATTTCTTAATTGCATTTTGTCGTCTACTACTAAGGGACAAAGTAATCCGTTCTTTTCAATATCAGATCTAACAGTCGCTTTAAATTCTACGTGTGTGTTATGAATTACTTTTATATCTTCAAATTTTTTAATTTGTAGTCTTTCTTTAAACACCATATACAATGGCCATATAACTTCACCGTGACCTGCAATTTGATTTTTATGAAGCTTGTCCAAAATCATCCCCCAATGCAACATCAACTTTACTTGGTACCTTAAAGTCCATACATTTTTCCATTGTTTCTTTTACTACTTTTACATCATCTTCTGTCTCTATGTCAAAGCATAGCTCATCGTGAATTTGTATTTTAGGTAAATAACCTGCCTCGTAACAGCTTAAAATAGCTTGTTTTGTTTGATCTGCAGCAGATCCTTGTATTAATCTATTTAATGCTTTGTAAGTAAATGCTCTTTTAATATTGTTTTTACCGTATTTTGCTACAGCATTTTCGAATGTTTCTGGTGTATGGATACCAAAATCTTTTGGTTCCCACATTTCAAATCTACACTTACGACCTTTTTTAGTTCTAATTACACCCTCATCGTTTGCTTTTTTCATACATCTATCGGATAATAGCTTCACAAATGGAACCTTTCTATTATATTTTGCTATTAGCGCTGACGCTTCTTCTGTTGATAAGCCAAGAGAATTGGCCAACTTGTTCTTTCCCATTCCGTACATTAATCCTAGCCCTATCGTCTTTGCTTGTTTCCTTTCTATTCCTGCTAAATCAGCTACGGTTTGGTGAAAGTCTGTTTCAGAATTAGAATACGCCTCTACAAGTTCATTAGAACCTTCGTATCCGTCGCCTATAGAGGCTGCGTAGTGAACTACCATTCGTGGTTCTTGCTGACTGTAGTCAAAGCTACCCCATCTACATCCTGCTTCCGGTAAGAAGAGACCTCGGATTTTTGGTCCAAAATCTTTGTTACGTGCTGGTAGCTGTTGAAGATTAGGATTAGCCATAGACAAACGGCCGCTGACAGTCCCACCACTGTCAGACCTAAGCTGATTGATCTCGCCATGTATTCTCCCATTGTGTTCGTATTTTAAAATTGAATCTAGGAATGTACCATGAAACTTGTTGATCTCTCTAGCCTGTGCTATAAATTTACTAATTTCGTGTTTCGAATTAGCTAACCAATTGGATGTAAAAGATGGCTCATGAGTTTTGTCAGTACGTGGATAATCTATGCCTAGTTTATCGTAGGCTTCTGCTATTTGTCGTGCTGCCCATATGTCTATGTCTTTTCCTACTAGCTGTTTTATTTTTTGTAAAAATTGTTTTTCCTGAGCCTGGAAATCTTTTTTTAGTTGATGTGCTTTATCAACATCAACTCGAACACCTTTCTCCCTCATCTCTATTAATACAGGAAGTAGTTTAGTTTCTAAATTCCATACAGTCTCAAGGTTTTGATTGTATAATTCTGGTTTAAATCTCTGCCACAATAGGTACGTGAGACGTGCATCTTGTTCCGCATAGAACCCAACATGTTCTGCAGGTAACTTCCACATCTCCGCTTTAGGATCAATACCATGATCCTTTGCAGCTTCTTTTAAATCGTTTTCGGACTTTAGCTCACCAAGATAATCTTTAGCTAATGCGTTTAAACTATAAGACCATCTGTTCTCATCAATCACAGCAGCAGTAATCATTGTATCTACTACTTCACCTTCAATCTTTATACCCATGTGTCTTAACCACCCGACATCATATTGCGCATTATGAAATATTTTTCTTGCAGGTAACTTACATACATCTTTCATGTACTGAATAACTTGTGGCTCAATCATATTACCACCACCAAAATGTTTAAAAGGAAAGTATCCTTGCCAACCTTCAACAGCTACAGCAAAACCAATTACATAACCGTTACCAGTTGCCCAACCTGCACCTAATTTATTGTTGATACCATCATCTCTTGTCTCCAGGTCAATTGCGATCTCATCATAACCCGATAGATCTTTATATTCTGATGGGCAAGACCAAATATGTTTTTTAAAATTAAATGTAAATTGTAATCCTGTCATTTTTTCCTTGGTTGGTAGATGTGTTTATGTTTTATAATTGTGTTTAATTTTTCTTTGTTCTCTAGCGCATATAAACAACCATTATAATCGTGCGCAAATATCTCCCAATTAACTAACATAGGGTAAACCTCTAATGTGAAGTTATGCTTTGCTACTGTTATTTCTTTTCTTATTATATTTGCCATCCATGTCTTTCATTTTCTTTTTCTCTAATTCACAGTAATGAATAATTTTATCCAGATCTTCTATTCCATTTTTTAATAAATACCTGCAAACATACTTAATAACGTTACCCTGGAAGAAAGATAAGTTATTCTTACTTATAAACTCATAAGGTTGTATGTGAAATTCTTTGTAATGATTCCCACCTATCTGCTTATCTTGTGGGAAAGCTTCATCAAACATATCTTTATCTGACATGATTAAACTCCACAAAGGCCTTCGCATTCTTGGTTGAACAAGTCAGGACCATCATCGTTTTTAAATTTAACTTCATCTAAAGGTACACATTGTCTATGTACAAAGTTTTTTACTTTAGGATTATGCATACGCATCTTTTTATCAAATTCTACAGCAGATGCAAATTCTTTCGGTCTGTTATCTCGCATATCTATCCAGAAGTTGTCATCATGAAAAGGACAACCAATACAAGCACTCTTAACTGGTATTTTAAATCCTTTACCTTCATACCATTTTAAACAATCTTCCCTAGACATTTTTTTATCTATAAGTGGCCATACATTTTTCTGCCACCAAAATCTTGATGGTTTCATACGCATGACTTCATCAGTTGATATACCAACCCATACTTCTATATGTTCAGTTTTAGGAAATCTTTGTCTTGGTTTGAGTCCACATAATTCTCTAATCTTTTTTGCAATTGGAGTTATCTTGTATTCTCTTGTGCATTGTCTACGACCCATACCTTTCTTACCTTGTTCGTTCAAAGTATAGAACGGTGCAGAAGCAAATTGGTTACCACCTGGTGCGAGAGCCGTGAGGATGTCATCTTGAATATTACCTTTCTTAACAATGTGTACAGGGTAACTTAAAACACTTCTAAGATACTCAAGGTGTTTTATTACAGGTTCAGGTTCCCAACCCGTATCAGCAAATACAGCTGCATCAGGTTTCACACCGAACTCTCCAGCGTCAGCCATCAAGGCCATTGTAGAGCTCTGTACGCCTGCTCCAAGGCTTAATATTCTTAGTTTTGGTTCTTTGTTATTTTCCATATTGACCTTCCTATTTCTTCCGCGATTTTGGGGATGATAGCATTGCCCAATCCCCTAAGTCTGTGTGCCCTGCCGGGTACCCCATTAGCCACTCTACCCACATCGGGTTCAAACTCCCACGATCCCCACGATGTGCTACTTGATCGTTGATGCTGATCGGTAATTTTTTTTCTAGTTTCATCTTCATTCTTTTTTCTGACGCTGGTCCCCTCATACAATTCGCGTCTGGAGTTCTCCAAAGCAACATAGTCTCTGTATCTACTTGTTCTCTCAGGTTCGAGGGTCGTGTTCTTCCCTTCCTCTGTCCTGTCATTAATTTTATTGTCCCTTCTTTCGATCTTGGAGGTAAATGATCCATTGTGTTTGGAGTAGCCCACAATCCAGACTCTTTCCCTTTTGTGTGGGGCACCGACGCCTGCAGCTGGAATAATAAACGTTTGGATTTCGAAGCCTTCACTTTCCAAGTCAGAGCACACTGTTTCGAAGACCATGCCGTCTTGGATGTTAATAAGTCCTCGCACATTTTCTGCAATAATGAAGGTGGGTTTGACTTCTTTAATGACTCTAAACATTTCTGGCCAGAGATATCGGTCGTCATTAGTTCCTTTTTGTTTTCCTGCAACACTGTACGGCTGGCAGGGGAAACCACCTGTGAGGATGTCGACAGGTTCTTTGATGTCTTTCCC